GAACAAGTAACAACTGTACCCGACAAGATAGGTTATTTTCCATCACTTACAAATGAAGGAGAAGTAGACGATAACTGGCTTGATGCCAAAGACGCTAGCTTGACCGATAGAAGGATTTCCATTGCAATTGATGTATTGACTATCGTAGAGAGTTCAATCCGTTCATACGTCAATACAGCAAAGGATTTTGGTAATAATATAGCAATAGGTGGAAAGGTCACAATGTTTGATAGTTTGGTCAAAGAACTATCCGATGACAAAACATTTTTTACTCAACCACACAATGACGAAGAATTATCTGCTGGTGCCGCACTTTTTATCTCTGACCAGTTGATGAAGAATAAAAAAGGAGATATAATAACAAACACTAATAGTAAAATTACCGCAAAGGAGGTGATATGATGGAATCATATAATAAGATCACGGAGTTGTTGGAAGACTTTCACAGTAATCACGAAAAGAATACTGTACAAGGTGTTAAGGCTGCTGGGCTTAGAGCAAGAAAAGTAGCCACAGATTTGAAGAAGTTACTAACAGAGTATCGTAAAGAAAGTATTGAAGAAAACAAGTAATGAGTAGAGTGCTTGTAATTGGCGATTATTTGGATGATCGCTATCGGTTTTATGAACAAACAAGAACCGACCCTGCCAACAACAATGCGCCTGTAGTTATAAACACTACAAACGTCAGTGTTGATGGTGGGGCCGGTAACCTTGTTAAAAATATAGAATCTTTGTGCGAATGTGAGGTGCTATTTTTTCATTCTAAATGTTTGGAAAAAGCATCTTCATTTTCTATACCGGCAAAAACAAGACATTATATTGATAATAAATTTATCTTTAGAGAAGATGAGAACGATACTATAGAATACAATAAAGAAGTTGTTGATAGCTTTATTGAACAAATAAAAGAAAATGATTTTGTGGTAATATCTGACTATCATAAGGGAACCATTACACCCAATGATATAGGAAGAATAATAAAACACTGCAATAGTTTTAAAAACGTATTAACATTTGTAGACACCAATCATGTTTTTGATGAACACAAGAATGTTACTTGGTTAAAAGTCAACCATCAAACCGCAGTTGAAAAAACAGGTCTGTATGATAAGTCACAAGCCAAAGTTTTGTCAGATAAAACATTATCTAATGTTATTGTAACAAAAGGAGAAGAAGGTTTTATATCATATATAAAAGAAGTAAATCAAACCATATTATATGGTAAAGATGACAACACAAATTTTGTTGACTCCATTGGTGCTGGCGATACTTTTTTAGCAGGGTTTATTTCTGCTATGTTGATAGACATGGGTAAGTTATCTAGTATGATATATGCAGACACTGTTGCACACATTAGCACTACTAAATTAGGAACAATAAAAGAGGTTAGTAAAAAAGAAGCAGACGAGGAATATTTGAAGGTAAAAACATCTTTAACTAACATGGGGGATGTTTTAAATGTCTATCGCACTATTGATAATGATTAAAGATGAGTTTAAAGCTGTAAAAAATATTATTAACTCTATTGGTAATGTATGTGAAGAAAAAATAATTGTTGTAACGGGAAATAAGAGAGTGAAAGAGTCTGGTGATTGTAAAATACTTTATTTTCCATGGCACGATGATTATTCTACACCTTTAAACGCTGGATTAAGGTTATGTGAGTCAAAATGGGTGTTAAGACTAGATTCTGACGAAGAAATAGACAAAATTAACCTAAAAAGGGTCGAAAAAGCTGTTAATTTAAGAGATGATGTATGGGCTTATGAGGTGAACCAAAGGGGTTATTTACCCGAAAATAGGGTAGAATTTGGGGTTAAAAAGGTAAAAAAGTATAAGAATTACACTAATGCAGTGGATGACAGGTGTATTCGGTTGTTTAGAAACGATCCAAGAGTGTTTTTTCAATATAATACGCACGAAACATTATATGATTCGTTAGAAAGAGCTAATTTAAAATATATAAAATCAAATATTGTTATACATCATTGGGGTAAGTTGAATATGAAGGATAAAGCACCTTATTATTATAAGTTAGCAAAAGATAGGTTACGTAGATATCCCGAAGAATATCAAAGTTATTATTACCTTGGAGTATCTGCTGAATTTATTGGTAAGTTAGAAGAATCATACGAAGCTTTTAAGGCTGGTTATGAAAAATATAAAAGTGATTACTATCGAATACCGATGGAATTTATAAAAGAGAAAAGGAGAAGATTAAATGGTGGAATCAATTAGTTTAGAACAACTTAAGGAACAGCAAGCACAGCTTTCACAGACGGTGGGTAACCTAACGGCACAGAAAGCTACATTAGAGGAACGGTTAGAGAATGTAAGAAATTCATTGGCAACCAATAACGGAGCATTACAGTATGCAATTGCTTTGATTCAATCAATTGAGCAAGGTGAAGATAGTGTTGATGTGGGAGGTGATACAGAAACAGAGGAAATCCCTCTTACAGAACCAAACTCCGAAGTTTCGGACGGAGAAGTCGTATTATAACTCTATAAATAGTTAAATGGGAGTATTTTTGAAAATATAAAATCATATTTATTATGAAGTTTTTAGGTTCTTTCGTATTTGCTTTAAGGAAACTTCGCTACATGAGCATAAACATTATGTATATAACCTTGCTTGATTGTTTGTCGAAGATAAATAAAAAACTAAATATTTTATAAATACTCTCATTTAACTTATGGAGAAAATAAATGGCTGAAGTATTTGTGTCCCCTGGCGTTTACACGCAGGAAATGGATGATACTTTTAGTCCGCCGCCCGGTGCTGCTGCTATAGGAGCTGCCTTAGTTGGGTTCGCAAAGAAAGGTCCAGCCTTTCTACCCACTACAGTTAACTCTTTTGGTCAGTTTAGAGATCGTTTTGGTGGATTAAATCCCGAATTTTATATGCCTTATGCAGCTCAATCTTATTTAAGAAATGGGTCTTCACTTAATGTAACCCGTGTTTTAGGTAGAGGTACGGTCGCTGCTGGTACGATTGGTTTTCTTTCTTTCCCCAAATTGTCGGGCTTTTCAATCTCGGCTGTGTCGGGTGGTTGTACTGTTTTAGGTACAGTTAGAAAGAGAACATCTGGTGATGGTGATATTCTTCTTAGTGGTTCTCCCAATAACTTTTCTTTATCGTCTGGTGGCACTATTGTTACTGGTTTGTCGATGAATGAAGCTAGTGGTAGTTATGTTAAGAAAGTTTTAGGAACCGATCCTCAGACTTCTCACACTGGTGAAAAACTCACTGACCTTTATGTAGATGCTGTATTTGATTATGACTATAGCAACCTTAACGGTACTGTTAGTGCCGGTGCTGCCGCTGCGGGTATTACTTTAGATCATTCGTCAATTACCGCTAATGGCGATGCGTTTGATGATGTTGAAGGTGGATTTGCAGCCGCTACTACACCGTTCTTTGTATCTCAGAACGCACAAGGGTCTGTGCAGAACTTGTTTAGATTCCACACTCGTTCTCATGGTCAAATTGAAAACAACTCTATTAAGGTTCAGATTTCAAATGTTGCAACATCAGTAACTTCTTTTCCAGAGTTTACGGTTAGTATTCGTGCAGCGGCTGACAATGATATAAGCCCTCAAATTTTAGAGTCTTATGAAAATGTTAATCTTAACCCCGATTCTCCGAAGTATATTGCTCGTGTTATCGGTGATCGTTTTGTATCTTATGACTTGACACAAGATCCTCCCGAACTTCTGTTCAACGGAGACTTTCCTAACAGATCCAAGTTGGTAAGAATTGAAATGAATACTGGTGGATTCGATTCCAGTGCAAGACCTGCAGGATTTAGAGGTGTTGGTTCAATTCTTGCACAAACAGGTGGTCCTGCTAGCGGCCCTGCTGCTGGGCCTGGCTCGACAAGTAAAGATGGTTTGACCGCTACTGTTGCTGCACTACCTACCGTTACTAATCAATTGAAAGACGGCGTGGTTAGTAGCACTAAGGTTATGGGTATTAACTTCCAATCGCCTGGCGTTAGTGATAGACTTAAGAAAACTGTTACATCGGCTTCGGGTAGCGTAACTGCTGATCCTGGCATGTTGTTCTTATCGACCACTGCCGAACTTGGTGTGGTTGGTGACAACGTACAAGATGATACACCCGTTACACCTGCAGATTTTACAGTTGTTAACATGGTTAGCTCCAACTCTGGTAACTTTGTTGGTTCTACCACAAGACGTTGTACTGGTCTTGATAATAATGATGCGTTGAAGTTTGTCGCACCTGTCTTTGGTGGTTGGGATGGATTTGATCCTCGCAAGAATCTGTTGACTTCGTTGAATGATGGTACAGTATCTGCAGATTTTGATGTAGCTAGAAAAACATTAGCCAACCCCGAAGAGGTTGATTTTAATCTAATATCAGTACCTGGCGTTACTTCGTCTGGTGCTGGCGCACCTCTTAACAACTTTGTTGACATGGTTGAAAAGAGAGGTGACGCTTTTATATTACTTGATATTGCTGATTCTTCCGCTACTGCTGCTGGTAATGACTTATCAGTTGCAGCTGCACAAGAAGAAGCTGCGAAGTTTGACACTAACTATGGGGCGGTTTATTATCCTTGGGTTAGAATCAATGACTCCGAAAACAATCGTCTTGTTTGGGTACCACCGGCTGTTGAAGTAATTGGTGCTTACTCATTTAATGATAGAGTGGGTCAACCTTGGTTCGCACCTGCTGGATTTAATCGTGGTGGTTTGGAAAGAGTGTTGGAAGTTAGAAGAAGATTAACACAGACGCAGCGTGATACTCTTTATAACAATACTCCTGGCGTTAACCCGATTGCTACTTTCCCCGGCCAAGGTATTGTTATCTTTGGTCAGAAAACACTACAGAAGAAGCAGTCTGTATTGGATAGAGTAAATGTTCGTAGAATGATGTTGACAGTTAGAAAGACTATTTCCAGAATGTCTCGTAACTTCGTCTTTGAACAGAACAACGCTCAGACAAGAAGCAATCTTCTAAACATGGTTAATAACTATCTTGGTTCAGTACAAGCGGCCAACGGTATTAATGAGTTTAGAGCACAGATTGAAGAGGGTGCAGATTTGGTAGATAGAAATGTAATCAAAGGTAAGATTTTCCTCAAGCCGACTACGGTTGCTGAAATTGTTGTCTTTGACTTTACGTTGACACCTCAAGGCGCATCTTTTGGTGAGTAATAAATAATAATAGTGTGTGAGGGAAAACAAAATTTCCCTCACACCTATATTTATTTTAGAAAATAAAATATTTTTATATATTTTGGAGATATAGAATGGCTGATGTTAGACCCGTAAACCAAATGCTTGCGGATACATTTGAACCTAAAAGACAAAATAGATGGTTTTTCCAATTTGCTGATGACGTAATTCCTCAGTTTGTTGCTAAAACTTTTGCTCGGCCGACTTTCACCCAAGAATCTGTTGTTGTTGATTACATTAATAGCAAAAGATATTTGGCTGGTAAGTTTGAGTGGGGTACAATGTCGATGACATTACATGATCCTATCGCACCCTCATCTGCACAGAAAGTTATGGAGTGGGCAAGATTAGCTCACGAAACAATTTCTGGTCGTGATGGTTATGCCGCTTTTTATAAGAAAGATTTTTCTCTTAACTCAATGGACCCTGTTGGTGTTGTTGTTGAACAGTGGGATATTAAAGGCGCATTTATTACCGATGCAGATTTTGGTGGTTTGGATTATGCTAGTGGCGAACCTACAGAAATAAGTATTACGGTTCGTATGGATGAGTGTATTCTGAGATACTAAAATAGATGTAGTTTAAATAAGGTAGTTTGTTTATTAAAATTTCTTGTAAATATAAATTGCAAGAAGGAGTTTTAGAAATATGAGTGAAAGTAAGACTGCACCTATTGAATTTGAAGACGATAGTAAAAAAGATACAGAGATAAACC